AATTTCTTTAATTCTTCTGTATCATAATATACACCGTTACGTGACTGTCTAGGCATCAATGCTATACCTGCTATGCGTTCTGCCATGAGTAATTTCTGTTTAAAGCAATATAGAGAAGTATTTAAAATTCCTTAAAGTATATGTGCAGATGATTGATAGTTACACCAGATCCATCCGTACATCTAAAATTAACTAGATCATCAGGAGATATTATGAATGTAACTTCATCTTTAAAATCCAATTTTTTTGAACTAGCAAAATCAGTCCATGATGAACCACTATCAAATGTGATTTGTATTGTTTTACTGGCGTTTATTCCAATATTCATTTTGACTCTTTTTGGTCTATGATATAATTTTAAATCATTTGAAAACCATTCTGCGTTCTGAGCGAAACTTGTATTGTTTACTTCTGCTAAATATTCTAAATGAGTCATATTATTTGTTTTATTTTATCAATTAATATAATGTAATCCTTCTTGCCTTTGATTGTAACTGATTCTCTTACTGTATTTATTTTAGATCCTATTATCATAGCCTTTGATTTGACATTCCTTGATCCTACACCTTTTATGGTTGCCTCTCCTACGGTATTGACAATTCCATTGTATGATATTAATTGTGATGTACTTTCAAATGCACTTGCCCTTACAACTATCTTTTCTTTGTCTAGTGGAAGTCTTGTGTTTCCTTTTACCCTTATCGTTCCTTGTATATGCTGAGTCTGTGGGAATGATATGAGTTTCTTTCCTGGTTTATAGACTTTAGGAGCTGTATCTAATATGAAATCATCTGAATAACTCAGATACGAATAAGGCATTATCCTATGAATACGTCGCCTGAAAATTCAAACTTTGTTAGTAACGGTTCTCTGCTGTCTAGTTTAGGAGTCCAGTAAACAAACACTTCTTTGACCTCGTTTGCCTTTAACACATCAGGTATCTCAAATCTTAGTTCAGGATTTGCGTTCTCTATTTTGATGTTATGGACAGGCCATTGGGTATCTGTGTTCTTCATATACATTGTATATTTTACAGTCTCTCCTAGTGATACTCTGCCTAGATCTAAAGATTCTATTACGTTATCTGTTTGTTTATCTGTGTATATTCTAATCATTTTTCAAACCTCTTATGAAATTCAATATCTCCTCAGTATTCTTTCTCTTTTCTGCTCTGTCTAATTCTTCTCTGAGGTGGACCATCTCTAACAGTTTTTCATTAGTATCATTGTCTTTAATGGAAGTGTTTTCTGGCTCATCTCTTGTATCTTGTAATTGGTTAGTTGGAGTGACACTTGTAATAGGTGCTTCATCCTTCATGTCATTCTCGTTGATGTCTATGCTAGAGTTTGCGATAAACCATTTCCTTGCCTCTGATCTTTTGATAAGATTGTCTCTGAATGACGTTGTAACATCTGCTATGGTTGCCTCCTGTTTCTGAGGTGTTTCAAAGAATATCTGTATGTCTTTGGATTTTACAGTCTTGCCCTGTCTTTTAAGATATGGAATTACCATTTTCATCTTGATCTGATTTGCCAATCTTGACTGTATTCTTTTTACCTTTCTTGTCAATACAGAGTCAGTAGATTCGGATGCTGCTCTGGCAGTAAATCCAGCGTTGAAGAATTGTAATGGGAATTTGGAACCTGGTTCTAACAAGTCTCTTTGTATGTGCTCTATGTAGCCCTCAAACTTGCTGTTTCCACTTGACTCGATAACCTTGACATCAAACTCCTTGTCTGTGACTATCTTTGATCCATGTTTCATCTTCTTTAGTGCATCTGCCTGAGTCTTGATGAACTGTTCTCCTGCATCAGCAAAGTGGAACATTACTGTCGGATCTGCATGACCTTCAAATATCTTTGGCATGGCATCCTCCATCTTTTTCATCTGAATCAATGGAGAATCAAATATCTCTCCTGTATCTGGATTGGTATATGTTGACAATACTGAATGATGTAATCCTCTGCCAAATGCCTCTCTTGATACGTTGGTTAGTTTGAATTGTGTTACCTCATTTGGTCTTAATTTGATATCTTGTTCGTTAACGTGTTGTAAGTAATATTTTACGTTTCCTTTTTTGTCTCTTACAATGCTTTGTATTGTTGTAACAGGAACTTCCACGTATTCTCCGTAAGTAGGATCATGTTCAAAGAACATATTGCCACATCCGAGATAAGAGTATAGTGCATCTTCCAGTTGTTCATCCCAATTAATCTCATCAAACCATTCTGTTACCATATCTGCTACGGATTCCTTTTTTGCCGTAACTCTGAGTCCTTTTCCTAGGACCATTTGAATATATGTCTCGTTTGACAGATTTAATCTAGGATCTTGGTTGATTGCGTTGATAGTTTCAACAAAAGGTCGGTCTGGAGCCAGTTCATCTTGCCAATCTGACTGATTTACCTCACTTTTCTGATTAAATGCCTCAATTACCCTGATAGAACCCTCATATTTCTCCTTAACTAGAGTATTTTTGGGTAAAACTGGCATATTTGAGCCAGAAACGGTCTTATTTACTGTAAAAATATCTGCCAATAGTCAAAATAGCATTAAAGTTAATCAAAGGAAGTAAAAATACAGTTAATCATACTCAAAATAGATTTCATCTGAGCCATTTACACCCACACAGGTCAGTCTGGTTCCTGAAACTTCTAATCTTAACCTTATCTTGTATGTTCCCTGTACTACAGGACTCAAACCCTGTCCAAACTTTACTAGGAATGTTCCATCAGAGTTTAACGTAAGGTTTTGTTGAGTGGAGAAAATTAGTTCTCCATTCTGGTCTATAAGTCTGAGTGTTCCTGTAAATGCTGAGATGTTTCTTACCGTTGTTAGTGTATTGTCGTCATATACCGTTCCTGATAGGTCATATAGTGCAGAGTCAGTAAAGTCTCGCTGAGCCCACACATTTTGGTCCAACTTGAGATATAAAACCATATAGTTTATATATAATATCGTATTATAGAAAGTATATGCTAGCAGTTCATACTCCTGCTCCTGTATATCCAATGATTCGTAACGAACAGTTGGATGAATTACAAGAAAATCATTTATATGAAATATGTACTTGGCCTGCTTACTATTCTGATGAATTTTGTATGAACTCTCTAAGAAGAAACTCAGATCCCAATGTCGTACTGTATGTCGCATTGATGAAAGGCATTACCCCTATTGTTACCGTTGGAGATCACAAGGCTTTTGTTGCAGATTTTAGCAAACCAAAACCAAAAAAGAAAGACAGGAAACTGCCTAGATTTGGTTCTAAGGTTAAGGACAAGTTAGAAAATACATTGAGATTAAAACGTGCAAAGTGAGTGTCTTATCTGTGGACATGGTATGCTGATGCATGGCTCTGTAGATGGAATAGGTTACTGTATGGAAGGCAACGGAGATTGGTGTCCTTGCAAGGAAGAAGGTCTTACTTATGAGGAAGAACTAGCCAACTCCAGCTAGTGTTCCTGATCCCATCTTATAGTAGTATAGTGCAAGCAAAAAAGCATCTCCCAGATCAAACGGATTCTGCTTGGTCTTGTCGGTTCCACCTTTCTTGTTGAACTTGATTGTCATTAGTTGCATCTTGAGTTTCTTAAATGACGGATGAATCTCTACCTTTTCAAAGTCCACGTTGTTTGCTGCATAGTTTAGCATCTTTTCTCCGTACTGATTAAATGCTATAGCCTGTACGTTCATGTAATACTTGTCTCTGAGATCCCTTATTCCCTCAGGCCATGCAGAGTCCACGAATATACGCTTTGTCTTGAACTTGTCTGACAGCAGCCTTACCTTGTTGATAATGTCAATGTAACTTGCCCTCTCAAAGGCATCTGCATAGATAACTGATTTCTTTCCCTTTCGTTTTTGCATTATACATATTCCAAACTCAGAGGAACCGAATCCTGGATCTATTCCAATCACTCTGTCATTTGTATCATCATCTACTGTCCACTCGTATTCAGTTCCACAGCATAACTCTATTCCCTCTGGAGAGAATATGTCTCCTACGTTCTTACCCCATACACCAAGATACTCCCTTTCGTAACTTCTGGCCTGTGAAGCCTTTTTTAGATATTCTGGCGAGAAGATAGATGTTTTAGTTTTCGGATCTGTCTTAAGACCTGCCTCAACATAAAAATGGAATCTTTCATATATTGTCTTTTCTGGACCTTCGTTAGGTTCGAGCATAATGTCGTAAAAAAAGCCTCTCGGTTCCTCTCCTGCTGTAGATACCCATATAACCCAACTATTTGATTTTCCAATATATCTCTCTCCGACTGTTCTAACGACTGAATCATCTCTGAGTTTGAAGAACGCTGCTTCGTCTCCAAAAAAGAGACTAATCTTTGGTTTACCTCTAGCTGAATGGATGTTATTCGAGGGATAACATTTGATTCGGCTTCCGTTAATGTCGACTTCGTATGCTCCATGATCTACATATCCTAAACCTTTCTTCTGTAAAAAGCTTTTCGCTCTGAGTATAAGATCCTGTGCCAGATCAACGTTAGGTCCTGTAATTATAATTGCCTCCTTTCCTGAGAACCAGGGATCTACCAATGACTTCCATACTATCCATAGCAAGACAAATTCCGTTAATCCTAATCCAGTTGCCTTGTAAACTGCAAACCACTTGCAAGGGTTTGTTCTCTCTGACTCTGGTTCCTGCATCTGCATCTTGTCCAGTATTTTCTGTTCATAGTCGTAGCATGGGTGGTATATTCCGTCACGTTCTGGTCCACCGTAAGGATGAAATATGTAATGCCAAAAACAGCACTCGTCTGATTCAGACAATGAGTTTTTGCACCAGAATGTCAGAGGTACTGTCGGTGTATCTCTTGTTGCTGCATTTGATATTATCTGTAGCGTGTTTTTATTCGCTAACCCCATTGTCCTCTACCTCAGGCATTGGTCTTGCAGGTCTTAGCTTTGCACGTTCCATCTTTAGTTTCTTGACCTGTAACGGTAATGCTGAATCCTGTAACATCTTAAACGAGTCCAGCTTAATCTCATGTCTTGTTCTTGCAAACTTTAGATAAAGTTCCTTGTCCATGTTGTCAAATCCCTTGGACTTTTCGTCTGCCATTATTTCCTCCAATGCTATGACATCCTGTTCAAAGCCAAGTCTAGCCCTGATAAACTCTCCAATGTATGTGTCCATGGCATCCTCAGATATAGAGTTCTCCATCTCCTGCTGTATCTGCTTGATATGGTAGTGTACGCCTGACGGAGTTGTCTTTCCGTACTTGCTCATAAGCTGTGTGTCCTTGTTTATCTGCTCTGCTATCTGGTATGCGTTTCTTCCAAAGAACATCCATTGGCTGCTGATATACTCATGAAAGTCCTTTGAAAGATCTGGTCCTCTTGTTCTAGTCAAGTGGTTCCTCACATTGTTTACAGTTCAAGTTGCCAAAGTGATTGTCAGCACTACATTTTTTACAAGTTAGTCTTTTGGTCATTGTTTTCCCCATCCCCTGTACGCCTCGTCAGTTTCACATTTCAGACAGTTTGCAAAGAAGCTTGGCTTTCCACACTTGTCGCATTGGTTGATGTCTCTTAGGTAATCCCTTCCAGAAAACGATTTTTTCAAGCCTTTGACAAACCCTTCAAGTAATTTCATCCATAAACCTCTGAACTACTCGCTTTGCATCATGAATGAGAAGTAAATGTGGAGACAAAGTGCCTCCATCCTTGTCATGTACTGTCAGTCCCAACGCCAAGGCCTGTATTCCAGTACAAGACGGATCAGGCAAAGATACAGGTTCGGCATCATTTGTAAACTTCCAGTCTACATAGTGTTTGTACTGTGACAGAAAGTCTGGCATGTCCTCGTATCTGAT